ACGTAAAAATTGGTAATATTGATGTAACACCAAATTTTTATGGTTCTGTTGGTGCTGATAGAGTACCACCACTATTTGAACGGTACTTTACTGGTTTACGAATAAGTGGACCCGGCAATGTCGCAATTAAAAGGAGTTAACAATGAGCTACTATCCAGCTGCCAAAATTATTAATGATACTGCTGCACATACAGGTCGATTTGGTTGTGTCCAAGCAATCAAAGATTCTGAAATTGCAACTTTAGTGGCAGAGAATATTACTGGTGATCTTACAAGTATTGATCTGAAATCTAATTGTAAGATTGAAGGTATTATTACCAGTATCACTCTTGCAAGTGGAACTGTTGTTGCTTATCTAGTATGAGCCTTGCTAACGCATTAAAAAAAGCTGCATCAAAGTCTTTGGCAAAACTAGGTGGAGATGTAACCATAAGAAGAGTTACTGCCGGTGCATACAATACAACCACAGGTGCTATTGCTGAGACATTATCAGATACAACAATAAAGGGTGCGTTAAGTAATGTTTCAAGAAATCAAGTAAATGATCTTATTGAATCGCAAGATAAATTACTTACGATATCTGCTGGTGATATTACATTCATACCAACCACAAAAGATAGAGTTGTTATCAGTAGTGTTGAATTTAAAATTATTCAAGTTTTAATAAATGAGCAAAATAATACAGCAGTAAGTTTTGAATTAGTCTTGAGGTAAGCATGACAAGACAAATAAGATTAGACCAAATAGATGATCTGATGGCAGAAGCGGTACAAGAGTTGGTAAAAAAAACAACTTTACAATGGACAGCTTTAACAAAAAAAGCTACACCCAGAGATTCAGGTGATTTAGCAAATTCATGGAAAACTGATATACGAAAATACAAAGGTACAATTTCTACAATACTTGAATATGCAGAACCAGTTATTTATGGAACTTCACTTCCACCAAGTTGGCAAGGTAAATTTAGAACAAAACAACAAACAATAAAAGGGTTTCCAGAATTACAAGCAAAACAACTTACAACTCAATATATTCCAAATGAGTTAAAAAGAATTATTAGGAGTATGTAATGGCAGCAACCGATCTTAATACAGTACGATCTACTATAGAAGGCAGACTTGCAACAGAGTTAGCATCTAGCCCTGCCATACCTGTTGTATTTAACAATATGTCTTTTGATTCAACTACAGAAGATACTTTTGTTCAATGCCAAACAAGTTTTGGTACTGGTGCTTACTTAACTCAGGGCGGTTCTGCAAACTCAACTAATAGTATTGTGGGTTTAATTCTTTTAAATATTTTTACAGAAGAAAATATCGGTGCAGGGTCAAACTATGTTATTGGCAAAAGGGTGAGAGACCTTTACAATAACCTTACAGTTTCAAATGTTATTTTTGATTCACCTGTTGGTCCAGAAGTTTTAACATCTAGTCCTGAAGGTAAGTTTCAAACACAAATAAGAATTACTTTTGAAATATACGAGGAACTTTAAATGGAAATTACAGAAAAAATGTTAGATGCCATTGAGGCTGTAAAAGGTAAACGTAACCCTGCATATTGGGATAATCGTTGTAAAAGATATATGGAAAACCAAGAAAATTTAAAAAAAGATGTGAAAAAACCTAAAAAAGGTTAATATAAAATAAATACTTTCTTTTGTTATGGCTATCAAGGGTGATGTTGGCAAAATTATGTTTGAAAACGCTGGCGGTACGGAAGCTGACGTTGGACAAACAAGGTCTTGGTCTTTATCTATTTCTAAAGATATTATGGAGACAACTAAACAAGGTGATACTTTTAAATCAAATATCGGTGGTTTAATATCTGGTGAAGGTTCAGCAGAACTTTTATACAACCCTAGTGAAACAGGTGCTGGGTATACAACATTTATTGATGATGTTTTAACTACTGGTGACAATGCTGATGCGTTATTTGAACTTTTCCCTGACAGAGATACTTCAGCAAAAAAAATTAGTTTTGCTGGTATTATTACAAATGCAGAATATGGAGCAACACTTGGTGAAGTACAAATCATAAACATTAGTTTTACAACTAGCGGTACCATTACTTCAGCTATATAGTAAATTAAATTAATACTCTAAATATTTTATGGCACCAAAAAGAACGATTGACCTGTTGACTTCATCATATGGTGATGAAATGTCAACAAGAAGAAAGTATGAATTTAAAAATGCTAAAGGCGAAAAGATTGTAGATTTATATTTTAAACCCTTAACAAGATACGATAGACAGAAAGCACAAAGTGCAACTGGTACAGATGAAGCCCTTGTTGTCTCAACACAATTACTTTGCCAGATGGCAGAACTTGAAGATGGCACAAAGGCTTTTAGTCTTGCAGATGCACCAAACTTACAAAGGGAACTACCAGAAAATGTATTAAATGAAATAGAACTATTTTTATTTAATATTAAACTCGATACAGATACAGCAAAAAACGATTAAAGCGAGATAACTGGTTAAACTTTGAGTTTTTTCTCGCAACAGAATTAGGTAAGACATTAAAAGAATTAAGACAAATAATTACACAAGAAGAATTAATATATTGGGCTGCTTATTACGAAAATAAACATGAAAATGAAAAAAAAATGCATGATAGAGCAAAAAACAGGTAGTATGGAATTATTAGATTTTGTTTTACTTAAGTGGCCGAAAGTATAGTTACCTTAAGAGTTGAAGCAAGAAATGCCATATCTTCTTTAAATAAAACTTCTGCAGCAACAAAAACTTTATCAAATTCAGCCAAAGGTGCAACAGCTTCATTAACTGCAGCGTCAACTGCCGCAAAAGGTTTAGGTGCTTCATTAGCTGCATCGCTTGGTCCGTTAATTACATTGGGTGCTGCTTTTGCGACTGTAGGTAGTGCAATCGGCACTTTTACAGCCAGAGAAAGAGACGTTGCAATTTTAACTCAAGGTTTAAAAAACTTAGGAGAAGGAACTGTTGCTTTAAATCAATTACAAGTAGCGGCAGATAAATTAGGAAATCAAACTTTATTTAATCAAGAAGAATTTACAAGAGGTTTTAACTTATTAACAAGTTTTAGAAAAATAGGTGTTGATTCATACGAGAGAGTAGCACAAGCTGCCGCAGATGTTGCACAACTTAACCAAGCTGATTTAAGTACTTCATTTATGCAATTAGCAAAAGCATTACAAGACCCTGAAAGAAATTTATCGACTTTAAATCGTTCTGGTATTTCTTTTAGTAAAACGCAGACAGATTTGATTAAAGAATTAATGAAAACAAATCAGACAGCAAAAGCACACGCCATGATTTTAGAAATTGTTGAAGAAAGTTATAATAAAACGGCTCAAGCTGCTGCAACCGGATTTGCTGGAAGTCTTGATACTTTAGGTGAAGAATTTAGAGATTTTTCAGAAACTTTAGGTAAAACATTAGAACCTGCTTTGGTAGCAGCTACAAAAGGTTTAACAGCACTTATAAAAGCTGTTGATGATTTTATCAGTTCACCTTTAGCTGGCACAGTTGCAATATTCTCTGGAATTGCTTTAGCCGTTAAAGGCACTACTGTTGCGGTAGCTGCTGTAACTGGTGCATTAGGGACTCTTGGTGGTGTGGCAGGCGTAACAGCAATAGCATTAAACGCTTTGCCTTTTGTGGCATTAGCAACTGCTGCTGGTATATTTGTAACCAAAATAGTTGAAGCTACACAAAAGCAAAGAGATTTTAACAAAGCTTTAAAAGAGGGTGATGATCAAGCGTTAAAAAGTGAATTTAATAGATTATTTATTCAAAGACAAAAATTATTACGAAGAATAAGTGAAGCAGAAGAAAGTAGTAATAAAAGAGCACTTAAATCTTTAAAAGATCAACTTCAAACAGTTAATGAATCAATGGCTCCTATAAAAGAAAAACTTGACAAAAATAGAGAGATTAATCAAGAAATAGAAAATCAAAACAAAAACTTAGAAAAGCAAGAAGATTTAATTAATAAAAATGCAGAGGCCGCTAAAAAACTTAAAGATAAAATGACCGCTGTAGGTGAAGAAATTGAGGGCAGTATTAAAAATAATCTTAGAGATGCAATTACAGGTGCTCAATCATTTGGTGATGCTATGACCAATGTGTTAAATCGTATAAGAGATAAAATAATTGATGCACAAATAGATAAACTTATAGGTAGTTTTGGTGAAAATTTTGGTAAAAGTGCAAGCGGTGGCGAGAAAAAAGGGCTTGGAGGTTTTATTGGTAGTATTATTGGAGGGTTATTTGCTGATGGTGGAAGGCCACCTGTAGGCAAAGCTAGTATCGTTGGAGAAAGAGGACCTGAACTTTTTGTACCGAAAGTATCAGGCACAATTATCCCTAATAGTTCTATTGGCGGTGGAGGTGATTCTGTTGTAAACAACATATCAGTAAGTGTTGATGCTACAGGTTCGTCTGTAAGTGGTTCATCTGCTGAAGGTAATGAACTTGGACAACAAATTGCAATCGCAATACAATCTGAATTAATCAAACAAAAACGTGTTGGAGGTTTATTATCATAATGGCAACTTTTCCTTCTATTACACCTCAATATTCAACTCAAGAAACTGTGGAGCAAAACAGTTTACGTATTAAATTAGGTGATGGATACGAACAGCGTTTTGTTCAAGGATTACCAGCAAATAAAAGATTAATTACTTTAAGTTTAACTTTTAATGTTTCTACAACAGACGCAACAACTATTGATACTTTTTTAGATGCAAGATTTGACGATCAAGCAAATTTTGATTATACACCTCCACATCATTCTTCTGCTTTAAAATTTATATGCACAGGTAGATCAAGAACAGCAGTTTTAAATAATAGAGTAATTATGAATTTAACTTTTGAACAAGTTGCAGAACCATAATGGCAATACCAGTTTCTGAACTACAAAAATTAAATCCAAGTTCAAGGATAGAACTGTTTGTATTGGAACTTGTAGAAGGTTTACATTATGCAACAGGAAATCCATCTAGTGTACCTACAACATTTAGATTTCATGCTGGCTCAAGTATGAACTCAAATGCAGAGATAGTCTGGCAGGGTAATTCATATCAAAGAGTGCCTATTACATTTGAGGGTGCTGAATTTTCTGGCAAGGGTCAAATTCCAAGACCAACTTTAACTGTTGCTAATTTAGGTGGTATTTCAAGAAGCTCATCAATTATTACTATGACTGATTTAATGATAATTGTAAATTTAACAACACCTCACAATGATTTAACAGATGCAAAATTAACACGCATAACAACCTTGGCTAGTGAACTTGATGCTGCTAATTTTCCAAGTAGCAGTAATCCATTCGGTACACCTTCATCTAATGAACTACCGCAAGAAATATTTTTTATTGACCGAAAAACAACAGAGTCTAGAGAGTTAGTACAATTTGAACTTGTAGGTGCTTTAGATCAAGCAAATAAAAAACTGCCTGCAAGACAAGTAACAAGAAATGAATTTCCAGCTGTTGGCAGCTTTATTTAAATTATGAAATACGTTTGGAAACAAGATGCAATTAATCATGCAAAAAAATGTGACCCTGAAGAATGTTGTGGAATTGTAGGTATAAAAAATAATAAAGAAAAATATTATCCTTGCACAAATATATCTTATGAATTTAAAGCAGAATCATTTGTTATTGACCCTCTTGATTGGGCAGCAGTAGAAGATTCTGTTGATGAAATAATTGGAATAGTACATAGCCACCCACAAGAATTTTTAAAATTTTCAGAAGCAGATAAATATAGCTGTAAAGCAATAAATTTAATTTTTTATCTCGTTTCGCCAAAATCAGATAAAATAGCAGTAATTAGACCTGATGAAATAGATGCTTAAAAAAATCAAAGTTTATGGAACATTAAGAAAATTTTTAGGTCAAGCAGAGTTTGAAGTTGACCTAAATACACCTAGAGAAGCAATAAGCTTTTTAGTTTGTAATTTTAAAGGAATTGAGAAACATATGGCAGAACAATTTTATACAATACAAGTTGGTTCAAAAGTAATATCTGAAGATTTATTGAATTTTAGATCACAAGATGATATAAAAATAATTCCAGTTGTACATGGAAATATTTTTGGTTTGCTCATAGGTATTGGTCTTAAAACACTTGGAGGAAGTGTTGGTACTACATTATTAGGAAGTAAATTATTAGCAACAGTTGCAACTACTGCATTAACAACAATTGGAACAAGTATGATAGTAGGAGGTGTAACAAGTTTACTTGCACCACAGCAAAACACTATGTCTGCAGCTTCTCGTCAAGATAGTTTAGACCCTTCTGCTTTAGCAAGTAATTATTCATTTACAGGGCTTACAAATATTAGTCAAGCTGGTATTCCAGTTAATTTGGTTTATGGAGAAATTTTAGTTGGCTCTATTGTTGTTTCTAACGGAGTTGATACTGTACAAATAGAGGGTAACAACTAATGTTAGCTTCAGCTTCAGGTGGTTTTTTTGCAGAAGTAATACAAAATGCTAATTTACCTGCTGACGCATTATCTTCCAAACAATTTAATACAATAGTAGAGTTGTTAGGAGAAGGAGAAATTGAAGGGTCTGCAACTGCATCAAAGGCTGGTATTACAGATAAAACATCAACTGCTTATTTTAATGCTTTTAAAAAGGATATTTTTTTAAATGGTACTCAAGTTTTGCAAGAGGCTGCAAGTAATACTGCACCTGAAGATAGTGACTTTAATTTTAAAGATGTAGGTTTTGATTTTAGGCTTGGAACATCTAGTCAAACATTTATAGAAGGAATCAACAATATTGAAACTGAAATTTTAATTGGTACAACAGTAACAACTTCTACCCCTGTTACACATACTGTTAGTTCAGATGAAATAGATGCTGTTCGAGTTACACTTAGGTTTCCATCAATGCAAAAGTTTGAAGATGATGGGGATATAAATGGAACTGAAGTTAATTTGCTGATAAAAACAATCGAAAATGATGGTACAACTACAACAGTTATAGATGATACTGTTAAAGGGCGATCTACAAATGCATACTTTAGAGACTACCTAGTAAAATTTAGTTCAACAACATCTTTTCCTGTTGCAGTAAGAGTTGAAAGAGTTACTGCAGATAGCACAGATGCAACTTTAGTAAATGCTTTTCAATTTAATCAAGCAACTAATATAATTTTTCAACAAAATGCATATGTTAATACTGCACATACAGCTTTAAGGTTTGATGCACAACAGTTTCCAAGTGTTCCAAAAAGAGTATATAGAGTAAGAGGTCGTAAAATAAAAATCCCTCATAATGCAACTGTTGACTTGCAGACAGGTGCAATATCTTATGCAGGCACTTTTAACGGAACTTTTAAAACAGATAAAGAGTGGACTACCGACCCTGCTTGGATATTATACGATTTACTTATAGATACAAGAGCAGGGTGTGGAATTGCAGAGTCAAACTTAGATAAGTTTACTTTTAAAACTGTAAGTGAATATTGTGGAGCATTAGTTGATGCAGGAAATGGTGATGGTTCTACTGAACCACGATTTAGCTGCAATGTAAATATTACTCAAAGACAAGAAGCCTATGATTTAATAAATTCTCTTTGTTCAGTAATGAGGGTAATGCCATTTTATTCTGCTGGTGGTATTTCAATATCACAAGATAGTCCAAAAGACCCAAGTTACATTTTTACAAATGCAAATGTAGTTGAAGGGCAGTTTATTTATACTGGTTCAAGTTTAAAGACAAGACATACAGTTATTAATGTAAGTTATTTTGATATGACAACACAGGAAATTGATGTTGAAACTGTAGAGGCTGATTCTGCAACTCAAACAAAATATGGTGTAGTTGTTAAAAATGTCAAAGCATTTGCAACAACAAGTCGTAATCAAGCAAGAAGATTAGGTCGTTGGTTTTTATATAATGAGCAAAATTCTGGCGAAACTTGTTCTTTCGTTACAACTGCTGCTGCTGGTGTTTTAGTACGACCCGGAGATGTAATTGAAATTTCTGACAGACTAAAGGCTGGTGTCAGACGAGGCGGTTTGCTTAAAAGCGTTACCAGTACAACAGTTGTTGTTTTAGATGATTCTGACAATACAGATATTCCAAGTCTTGGAGATAATCCAACAATTTCAATTATTTTACCTGATGGTTCATTAGAAGAAAAAACAATTAGTGCAATTTCAGGGACAACAATTACTGTATCTTCCGCTTTTAGTACAGCACCAAATCAACACGCACCATACATACTTGAAACTTCAAACCTACAAACAACAACTTGGAGGGTAATTACAGTAAAAGAAGATGAAGAAAAAACATTTTCAATTACAGCACTTTCACATGATTCAGGAAAATATGCTTTTGTTGAAGATGGAACTACATTGCCAACAAAAAATATAACAAGCCTTACAAGTGTTTTAAGTGCACCAGAAGGATTAAGAGTAGATGAAAAAATTGTAACTATAAATAATAAAGCAGTATCAAAATTAATTGTGGATTGGCAAACGCAATCTGGTGCAAGTAGATATGAAGTGCAATATAGATTTGCAAATGGTGATTTTAAAAAAATTGATACACTTTCAAGTGATGCTGAAATACTTAATTCAGATGCTGGTGAATATGAGATAAGAGTATTTAGTTTTAATGGACTCGGAGAACCTTCGAGACAGCCTGCAACATTAACATTTAATGCTGTTGGTAAAACAGCACCACCCTCAGATATAACAAATCTTACTTATGAACCTATATCTGATAAAGAAATAAGATTAAGATGGAGTGCTGTTCCAGACCAAGATGTTCGTGCAGGAGGGCGTATTCATGTTAGACATTCACCAAAAACAGATGGAAGCGGTACTTTTCAAGATGCAACTGATCTTGTCTTTGCATTAAGTGGAGCTTCAACAGAAAAAGTTGTACCTTTATTAGAAGGTGAATATATACTTAAAACACAAGATGATGGAGATAGATTCGGTACAGGAGAGACTTCACTTGTAATTGATTTACCAGAAACACAGCCAAAATTATTAGTACAATCAAGGAGGGAAGATCAAGACAGTCCTAAATTTCAAGGTTCAAAAACTAATATTGGATTTGATTCTGGTACTAATTCAATAAGCTTAGCTGGTGTAGGAAATTTTGACAGCAGTACAGATATTGATTCTGAAACATCTATTGATGACATTGGTGGTGTTTCATCAACTGGAACATATTTATTTAATGAAACTTTGGATTTAGGTGCTGTATTTAGTCTTGATTTAAGAAAATTAATTCAAACAGATTCTGTTTATTCAAATGATTTAATAGATTCAGTTACAGATATTGATGCAAGACAGGATTTTGATGGTGCTTCAAGTGTTGATACAAATGCTGAAGTATTTGTTCAAACTTCTCAAGATGCAAGTAGTTATTCTGGCTTTCAAAAGTTTGCAAATGGTACCTTTAAAGGTAGGGCATTTAAGTTTAAATGTGTGTTGTCAACACAAGATACAAACCAAGATATCAGAGTTAGTCAGCTTGGATATTTTGCAGAGTTTCAAAGAAGAACAGAACAAAGTACAACAACTATTG